GACACCGCCAAGATAGTCTTTACAGATGCAATGAAAATTATCCGCCAAGATAACAATTTAAGAAAACACATCCGCATCCAGGAAAGTTTGTCTACAATGCACTATAAGAATAACATATTTAAAGCAATAAGTGGAGACAAAGACCAAGATGGATATAACATCCATTATTGTAATATTGATGAATATCACTTATTTAAAACAAATGAAATGTATGAGGTTTTAATATCAGGAACACAAGCAAGATTGCAACCCTTATTAAATATCATCACAACCGCAGGAGAGAGCCGAGGGGCTACATCACCATGTTATCAAATGTATGAGTATTGCAAACAAATTCTAAATGGAATTTTAGAAAATGAAAATATATTTATATACATTGCTGAAATGGATGAAAATGACGATATTTATGAGCCTAAAAATTGGATTAAATCAAATCCAAATTTAGGGGTTTCAATAACTTTAGATGCACTTGAAAAAGCCTTTATAAGAGCAAGAGACAATAATGAAATGGATAATTTTAGAATTAAACATTTAAATACATGGATACAAAGAAAAGACGCATATTTTCCAATGGATAAATGGGAGCTACAACAACTCGATCCGAAAGAGTTAGAAGGTAAAGAATGTTATATCGGAATAGATTTATCTTCTAAGATAGATTTAACAGGAGTGAGTGCGGTATTTCCTTTAGAAAATGGCAAATATGCTGTAATTAATAGATGTTTTATACCAAGTGAAAGTATATATGAAAAAGAAATAAAAGATAGAGTACCATATTCAAGGTGGATAAAAGAAGGCTATATAAAAGCAACGACAGGTGATGTCGTAGACATTGAATATATATTTAATTATATAGTTGAACTATCTAAAAAGTATGATATTAGGTCGATAGGTTGCGACCCTTGGAACGCAACGGCTTTAATGACAAAATTAGATGCAGAAGGCTTTGAAGTAGTCGAAGTCAGACAAGGTTATAAGACACTATCAGAGCCAACAAAATTTACAAAAGAATTAATAATGACTAATAAACTTTTACATTACAACAACCCTGTTTTAAAGTGGTGTATGGCTAATGCAGTACCAAAATATGATGCAAATGAAAATGTAGTTTTAGACAAAGCAAAAAGTATAAATAGAATTGATGCAGTAGCATCAACAATAACCGCAATGACAAGAGCCATGTTACATGAACTAGATGCAAACCTAAATAAACATATAGAAAGTGAAAACTTTAGTTTTTAGGAGGGAATAACATGGAAATGGAACAAAGATATTTAAATACAAATATAGAAGTAAGAGCCGAAGAAGGCGAAAAATTAACTTTAAAAGGTTATGCAATAAGATACAATGAAAAATCAAATGTTTTAGGATATGGATTTGAAGAAGTTATTTTACCTGGAGCATTTAAAGAAAGTTTAAAAACTAGAAATATATTAGCCCTAAATAATCATGATAGCAATCAACTTTTAGGGACAACAAAAGGACAAACTTTAAGATTAGAAGATAGAGCAGACGGATTATATTTTGAATTAGATTTATTAGAGTCAAGAAAAGAATTATATGACCTTGTAAAAAGAGGGGATATAAACGGCATGTCCTTTGGTTTTACTTGTACGGAAGAAAATTATAAAAGAAGTAATGATATAGATATAAGAGAAGTTTCAAAAGGAGAATTATTTGAAATATCCGTGGTGCATACACCAGCATATCCAACAACTAATGTAGTAGCAACAAGAAGTCTAGAGTTATATAAGAATTTCAAGGAGGATTTAAAAATGAATAATGACGTTTCACATGATACAGACAAAAAAGGAACAGAAACAAGAGGAATGGGATTAATGACAGGTGGCAAGGAGCAAACAAGAGAAGTTAGATGTTATAAGCCAGGAGAAAAGTTATCAAGTGAAACATCAAATATAACAATAGGACATTTAATAAGAGCATATGTAACAGGTAAGGGAACAGAAGAGGAAAAAAGAATGTTAGGCGAGGGAAGTGGAGCAAATTACTTAATTCCAAGTAAAATATCAACTTCTTTAATAGATTTAGCAAGAGAATCTTCATTCTTATTAAATAATTCAACAATAGTAGATATGCAGAATTTTCAAAGTGTAACAGTCCCAAGGGTTGTATCAGACCCAACGGTGGAATTTAAAGAAAAGGGAGAAAAAATAAATCCAAGTGACCCAGTATTTGACGAAGTTAAATTAGATGCAAAATACATATATGGACTTGTTGAAATACCACTTGAAATAATTCAAACAGGAATAGGCGTAGAAGATAAAATAAATCAATTATTAGCAAGTGCAATAGCAGACAAAATGGAAAAAGCAGCACTAAATGGAGCGGAAAAAGGATTTAAAGGGATATTCAATGATACAAATATATTAAAGTCCAATATAACAGGAGCAACATTTACTGAAATATCTAAGGGAGTAATAGACATAATGAATAAAAAAGGTAAATGTAGCAATATAGCATTAAGCCCTTCAAATGCTATTAACCTAGATTTAGAGGCGGTTACAAAAGATAAATATACTCAACCACCTAAATTTTATGAAGATATGAAAAAACATACTACAACGGCTTTAGATGATAAAAAAATATTTATGGGGGACTTTGGACAAGTATATACAGGGATATTACAAGATATAAGAATAGATATGTCTTTAGATTATGGATTTGATAAAGGAACAGTAGCGGTAAGAATTATGTGGTATGGAGATGTAGCAGTAGCACAACCAAAACATTTATGTTTATTATCAATAGCACAATAATAAGATAAGAACGGATTTAAGGCTATATAAAAGGGCTTATAGTATAAAGCGTCAAGTTGATTGCTATAAGCCCTTAAAATTGAAATAGGAGGATATAATCAATGGTTAATAATAGGGCTACAACAAGACGAGGAAATATAAGATGCACACATTGTAAGCATAAAGCAAGAGGTAAGAGATATTGTAATAGAAATAAAAGATTAATAGAGCCTGATGTAATAGGGTGTAACCAAGGACAAGTATATTAATTAACCTCCACAAAATTGTGGGCGTGAATCAAATTAATTACTATGTATTATATTTACTAATAGGTTAGTAGAAACGGAAAAAAAATTAAAAGTAAATAGGTTACATGGTGGGGCGCGCAGGTGTAGGAGCGCCGAAGTATTGAGAGCGAGGAACGAGAGCGAAAGAATGAGGTGACCTACCAAGCAAGCGCCCCGCCCAAATTGCTACCAATTAAACAAGGACGTAACAAATACTTACATTGTTTTTTCTAAGGAGCATGGCACAGAGTCGGCGGTCAGTTTTCTTTAAAAAAAATGTGATTTTAAAAATTTTCAAAAGATAAGTATAGGAATAGAAGCCGACCGAAATTTTACGGTGGAGGTGAGAACATGGAAAAAGAAATGTTAGAGGAATTGAAATTATTTTTAAGAGTAGATTTTGAGGACTTTGATACAGAAATAAATGAGTTTCAAAAATCAGCAGAAGAATATTTAACTAATGCAGGAGTAACAAAAAATTATGATAGTAGTTTATATAAACAAGCAATAAAAGTATTGGTAGCATATTGGTTTGAAAGAAAATTTAATGTAAATATAGATAAATCAAGTAAGGTAATGAGTTGGTCGTTAGAAGGAATAATAGCCCAATTGAGGGGTATTAGTGGAAATATATAATACAAAGTTAAAAAAGTGCGGTAACATTATAAAAATAAAAAGATATGATAAAAAAGTTGTAAAGGGATATAAAAGAAATCCTATAAAAAAAGATATTGGAGAAAATTTAAATATATCTGAAGAAGAGAAGGAACAAAGAAGATATAAAAATATGATTAAAGCCAGGAATGAATTTATAGATAAAATAAATTATAACTTTACAACAAAGGATACGTTTATAACACTAACCTATGAAAGTAATGAGGCAGATCCACAACAAACAAATAAAGATTTTGATAATTTCATAAGGAAATTAAAATATCATTATGGCAAGGATATAAAATATGCCTATGTAAAAAGTAAACAAAATAGAGGGGCTTATCATTACCACCTGGTTACAAATATACAATTTATAGATTATAATAAATTAAAAAAACTTTGGAAGTATGGAAATATATATATTGATAAAATAAAAAATGTAAATGGAGTTGGCTTATATATGGCCAATAATATTTCTAAAGAAGAACTATTGAAAAAAGAATATAAAAAAAAGATATTTCAAACTAGCAGAACTTGTAAGGATGCGAATTGGATTTATGGAGACAAGGCTGAAATAATATATAATGCTTTAATTGATAGCGGAGAAAAGCCAATTTATAATAAGAATTTTAGAACTCAATTTCTTGATAACATGGAGATAATTATATACGAAATTTAATGGAATAAAAGAAATAGTTTTATGCCTAAAATATATAAATATATAGTTATATCAATACTTTAGTATAGACTACTATACGTATACACTTATATATGTCAGTTCATTTAGTCAGTATATACACCTAAAATACTAAATTTAAAGAAGGATTTAACACTAAAAGTATAAAACTATATACGTATAAGAATTTATATTTATATAGGGGTGTATGTGTATGTCTAAGAAAAAATTAACTTTAAGTATAGACGAGAAATTAATTAGGACAATAAAACATATAGCAATTGATAATGAAACAAATATATCAGAAATGTTTGAGGATTATATTAGAGCAATTAATAAGAATAAAAATACACTAAGAGCTATACAAGATATGACGAAATAAAAAAACTATTGTAAATTTATGGTTAAAGGGGTTATAATTAATACATAAAAAAAAATAAAGTCCTTACAGTATAGATTGAGTACTGGTAATACTCAAAATATATTAAACGAAATAACTACTGGTAATAGTTAAAACGAGTTAGTAACGACTTCTTATATAAGATATATTATACAGAAATTTAAAAAATATTCAATATATAAGATGAAATTTACAAAGAACTTATAGACCTATTTGCTAGAGTTAGCGGATAGGTCTTTTTTAATGCAAAAAATTAAATAGAATGGGTTTTATAGTGGAAGAACATTTGACCTAGAGCGACTTGGATGTATAGACGTATATATTGAAGTATGCCGACTAAATGTTTGGGTAACCAATCCCAACTGCATATATGTATAACTAGCACTATACAAAAGGGCAGAGAGTGGTAATATCGCACCACAAAAAGTAAGAGGATAGGGTGGCAACACTTTGTGGAGATACTCAATATACCGTCTATTGTCGGGGTGTTGGTAGATGCGTTAAATCGCAACGGTGAGTATTAAAAACTGTGCTAGTCCTAACGTTCCATGGTCGTATACATGGCATAGGCTCTGGGGAATACTTAGACCTTTAGGAAGTTACTCTACACTTGTTGTAGGGTAACTATGTCCAAATTAACAAGGGTAGGGAATTATACTTTAGTTACATAGATATTTCAAGTTATTAGGTTTAAACAAAATAACTTGGACATAGTTAGATATATTAAATAATTACATAGTTAAAAAGGCTGATATGCGCTAACATACCAGCCTTGATATAAAATAACCTGTAAGGTCACTTCATACCAACCAATATAAGTGTACCTTGTAGGAATATAAAATACAAGGAGAAAAGAAAAATGGAAAGAATAAGTAAAGTAGTAAGAGAAGAAGAAATACAAGAGCAAGTAATGGATATATATCACAGACTTGAGTATATATCAGAAAAAGAACCCGAATTATTAAATTATATCCAAAGAACAATAGAAGGTTTATGTGTAATAAAAAATGATACTATAAAATTAGATAATAGCACTAAATTATGCATGATTAGGCAAATATCTAAAATTAAGAGAAATAAATATATTAAAATATTATTAAATTTAGGAAGTTATTTTGAAGAAGATGAAAAAAAGAATAAATAGAATTAACTAGAACAATTTTGTACTGGTTAAATTGAAAGCGGATTTCTAGAAATAGGGTCCGCTTTTTTATTTTTAGAGTAGAGAGAAAATTTTTTTTAACTAACACAAAAATAAAATTTATAAAAATTTATGAAATCGTGTAAATAAGGGTATTTAAGGATTTCAATAGATATAGAATATTTTAAACTAACACAAAATAAGAGACTATTAAAAAAATAAAATTTATGTTAGTATAATGTGACTATCAGATTAAAAAAAATACTTGAATAGTTACACCATATGAGTATAATTAGTTTTAAAGGAGGTGATTAAAATTAATGCAAAAGAGTTAGCAGATAGGTTAGGAAAACACCCCAATACAATTTATAAAGATATTGAAAAGGGTAAAATTCCAGCAATTAAAGTTGGTAAATCATATGAAATTGATGATAAAGTTGCTTTTGATTTAATGAATAAAGAAATGCGGAATAAGACAGGAAATAATGCTAAGCAAGTTTTATCAGTTCAATCAGAAGTATTAAAACATGAAAGAAGATGTTGTTTTTCATATTTTTTACAGGAGATAAGAAATTTAATTGAGGAATACGATAAGGCATGGGATACATTAGATAGGCTAGACTGGAATTGTTGGGACTATCAACCTGTAATGATTGAAACATTAGAAAAATTAATTAATGATTTTGAAAAAGGAAAAGCAGTTGAATATCTTAAAGAATATAAAAAAATAACAGATGCAATAGAAATAACGGAAAAAAATAAAGAGCATCTTACATTTGAAGTATTCTTAAACTTTAGAAGAAAAGAGTTTGAAAAGATAAAAAAACAAAGGAATATTGAAGGGGAATACTTTGATATAAAAGATATAGTCGAAGATATAAAACTTTAATAAATGCAGGTGATTATATGAATATATTAAAAAAGATTTTTAAAAGAAGTAATCAAGAGCAATTCGATAATCCCTGGAATGTTTTTATCAATGAAAATTATTTTTTAGAAAATGCAGGACAAGTTGTAAATTGTGAAACCGCAATGACTTGTCCGCCTTATGCAAGTTGTATAAATTTGATTAGTACATCTATATCAAAATTAAGAAGGCATGTAATTCTAAATGATGAAAGAGTTGAAAATCATAAGATAGAAAAATTATTAAAAAATCCTAATCCATTTTTAGACGGTTATACTTTGATACAACAAGCAGAGCAAAGCCGATTAAATGAGGGCAATGGATATATTTTAATAAATAGAGATAACCAAGGATTTGCAAAAGAATTATGGATAACAAATCCAGCATTTGTAAGTATTATGATAGGCGAAGATACATATTACAAGGTTAATTATAATGGCAAAATTATAAATGTAGACCCAAGAGATATGATACATATAAAAACACCTAGAATTGACCCAAGCACTTTAAAAGGTATTGGATATAATCAAGTTTTAAGAAAACAAATAGGTCTTTGGTTAGCAGCACAAAATTATCAAGCAATGTACTTTGCAAACGGATCAAGTCCAAATGGAGTTATAAAAGCAACTGGATTATTAAGTCCAGAGGCAAAAGAAAAAATCAGAGAACATTGGGAGAAAAAACACCAGGGAAAAAATAAAAATAGAGTTGCAGTTTTAGACAATGGTTTAGAATATCAAGAAACATCATTTAATTTTAATGATTTACAAATGAAAGATATTTTTACAGATATAACAAAGCAAATTGCATCAGTCTTTAATATAAATCCTTATATGATAGGACATGACGGAACAAGCAACACTTATTCAAATATAGAAAATCAAAATATACAGTACTTGCAACAAACATTGATGCCGTTAATTATATCCTGGGAAGAGCAACTTATAAAACTATTCCCTAAGAACTCACCTTTAAGTGTGAAATTTAATTATGAAAGTTTACTAAGAGCAGATAGTTCAAGCAGAGCAAACAGACTTAAAACCTTAGTAGATGCAAAAATAATGACAATAGAAGAGGCTAGAAAAATAGAGGGGTTACAAGGCAATGGCAATAAAAAAGCAATGTAGCAAAATTGGTTGTAAAAATTTGATACCAAGAAATCAAAAACCTCCATATTGTAAAGAGCATATAAATGAGTTTAAACAACTAACCTCAAGAAATAGGCAAATTCAAAAAGATGAGTATGACGAGTTTTACAGTAGTACTCCATGGAAAAAAATGAGAGCCTATATATTGTCAAAGCATAATTATATGTGTGCTGAATGTAAAGAAAGAGGAGAATTACAATTTGCAGATACAGTCCACCATAAGCAACCAATAAGAGAGCCAGGAGGGTGGGAACTAAGATTAGTTGAAAGTAATTTAGTACCTCTTTGTAGAAGTTGCCACAATAAAGCACATAGAGAAAAAGGGGGTAATTACAATGGCTAAATCAATGGTTAGAGCAGAACACAAGAAAAGAAGAATATCTAAAAATGAAAGAGAAGAACTCACAGAAAAAGAAAATCAGTTTAATGAGAAATTAAAATTTATAGATATTAAACCACCTAAATATTTGAACAATGAAGAGAAAAAAATATTTAGGAAATATACAAAGAAAATGAAAGATTTAAATATATTAAGTATTTTAGATGATGATATATTAGGACACTATGTAATATTTTCAAAAATATTTAATGAATTAAGGGAGCAACTAGATAAAGAAGGCTATGTCATAAGCGGAAAAATAAATCCTGTATTGGGAGAAATGAGACAAGTATCTAAAACAATGGCATCATTCCAAGTAAAGTTAGGGTTAAACCCAACTGATAGAATTAGATTTATGAAAAATGAGCCAATAATAAATGATGAATTAGAGGAATTTATTAATGAAGTATAAGGAATATATAGAACAAGTAAAAAAAGACCCTCTATTTTGTCCTACAACCGCATACAGTTTGGAAGTTATAAAAAACAATATAACAACAGGTAAAAGTGTTATACAAGCATGTAAAAGGCATTTAGAGGATTTAAAAAAGTCATTAGAAAATGAAGAATATAAATATAGATTTGATAGAGCCAAGGCAAATCATGTATTTAAATTCTTTGATAAATTTATAAAACATACTAAAGGTAGTTTAGCCAAAACACCTGTAAAACTTGAACTTTGGGAAAATTTTATAATAGGTAATTTATTTGGGTGGGTTTACAAAGATACAGGATTAAGAAAATTTAATTTATCTTATACCCAAGTAGCAAGAAAAAACGGAAAGAGTTTAATTTCAAGTGGAATTAGTATTTATATGTTTATAGCAGACAAAGAACCAGGAGCAGAGTGTTATTGTGCATCAGTTAAAAAAGACACCGCCAAGATAGTCTTTACAGATGCAATGAAAATTATCCGCCAAGATAACAATTTAAGAAAACACATCCGCATCCAGGAAAGTTTGTCTACAATGCACTATAAG